ATAAATAGTTGCTTCTGATATTGCTCTTTCACCTAAACCATAAACTCTCCAATATTCATGGTCGGCATCCCTTAGTCTCTCAATCTCTTCCACCAATGATTTCTCAAGGAATGGATTGTCTTTGTAGGTAGTGATGGTAAAGTCAGCATCTTCTCTAGTAATTACCTTGTCGTATATCCAAGAGTAGTAATCTGAAGGGTTATAGTCAATTACAATCTTATCTGTGGTTCTTAGTGCTAACTGCATCCAAGATTCATAGTTCACCTCGTTAGCCTCGTTAATAAACAGATAGTTTCTTTTACGACCTCTTATTTTTTGTGGCTGGTCTGTAGAGACAAACTCTACGGTGTTGCCTCCTAAGAAGTAAAGATTTTCTGACTTGTTGTGCTTTTCTTCTGAGTATAGGCCATATTTCGACAGAATTTCTATAAAGTCTCTCATTACTGAGCCTTTTATGGATGGCAACGATGAACGGCAGATAGTTAGTGTCTTCCCTTTTTCTTGTAACAATTTTACGATAAACCAGGTCAATACATTGTAGGTTTTGCCAGACCTTGTTCCGCCTTGCATAACAGATATTTTTTTTTGGCTGTTTTGCAGTATTTCGAAAACGATGTTTGTGGTTACGTTCATAGGGCATTAGGAAAAAATTAAAAAATTGGCTTTGGTAAAGCGAAACTAATACTTTTTGGTTTTATAGAGGGTAGGCCCCTAACATAAGTCAGAAATGGCGTTTTTTGACACATATTAAGTTTACCAATAGAAAACTTTATCAATCAATAAAAGGTCATTTATCAATCAAAACTATTCCTCGAACTCATCTTGGTCGTTCATATCTAACAACTCACCTTTGCTATGGTCATATAATGGAATCTCTGGTACCTCGGAAGCCAATGTGGCTGGAACAGTAAAGCTGTTATCTTTCTGAGTATCGAAGTTTATTATATTCTCATCTCCATCGAGCTGCTTCTGCAAGTTAGGTAATTCTGATGGCTTCACTACGTTAACCGTAATCTGCTTCACCACATCTCCTTCATGAGCCACCTCAGTCTTTTCGATGTAACCTCTTCTCTTGCCCTTAGTTTTAAGCAAGAACATGGTAGCCAAAGTATCACCCTTAGTAATCCTCTCCATCAATTTATGCTCTCCCCAATCCAACATAATCTCCTCTGGCTCTATTTCAGCCAAAGCCTTCTTAAACTCAGTATCATTCTTCATCCAATTCTGATACATAGTCCTACTAATCCCACACGCTTGACAAGCTATGGTAATATTTCCAAAATTCTCCCTATAAGCAATGATAAATGCTTCTTTCGTTATATCCTTAAACTCTGCGTTCATATTAAATTTTATTAATCTACTAAAAAATCAATTATTCCAGGAATTGACATTATTCCTTCGGTCAACTCAATACTGGTTCCAGTTACAATAGCAGTAACGTGAGGATGATGATTTTCGCATAAATACTTAATCAATGGCATTGCAGCTTCTTTAAATTCAGCAATTCTTTGTTCTGGTGTCTTAACTTCCATATTATCTGTTTTTGGTTGGCGTTCTAATAGACACAATACTCACTACCTTATCTACCTTGATGTTGTTAAACCCAAGCCAGTTGCCACACTTCCTACACTCAAACTGCACCTCCCTAATCTGACTGCTCCAAACATACTCCTCCTGGACAACACCACATTTACACTTATAGTTTCTCTTTGCACAAGTATCTTTCATAGAAGTCAAAGCTACAACTATTATACCAAAACAACAATACAAAAGTTAAAATTGGTGAAAACAATGTTTTATATCAAAAATGTGAAGGGCACATTGGCGTTGTAACATTGATTACACGAAAAAAGTGTGTAGGGGGTAGGTGGTAAAGATATTTTATAAATTAACATACATAAACGATTGATATTCAATAGTCGAATTGTCTTATAATTAGCATTATGTTAAGTAGAGACTAAATTGGGATAGTATTTAGTAAGTATTTATGCATACAATTAGTTCGTGTCTCATTTACAGAACATAACAACCGACACACAATTAAGGGCTAACATACTTTGGTAAAGTAGTCCCTATTTATTATAATATACATTATTTATTTTATTATTTATTATATCTTATATTATATATTATATCTTGTATTATATAATATACATTATAAAATGTATCTTATATTATAAAATACATACCGAACAATTAAAGGCGGTAAAGTTTCTTTACTATTGGTATAAAAACGTACCAAAATAATTTTAATATTTTTTTATCTTTTTTTTGTTTATTTAATATTTGGTACTTATCTTAGCTGTATCATTTAACCAAAACACTAACAAAATGCAACAGATTAAAAACAATTATTTAAAGGTTTATGGCTACACGCCAACTGATACCGAGGTATTAAGTTTATACCTAAATGGTAGTTTATCATTAACTGATAAGCAAGAAAATGAAATTCTAATTTACTTTAATTTATAAAATAAAAACCAAACAATATGCAACATTTAGACAACTTTCTGCAGCTTTATTCATTGGCTTTAGTTACCTTGATATTAGGTAACATGGCTAAGGTATTCACTGATTATTTAATAACTAAAATAAAATAACATGGACTTAATTACATTTATCATTTACCTGGTTGTAGGCACTTTATTAATAACATTAGCCAAAACAATATGGCAAGAAATTACAAACAAATAAACAAACCTTTAAAACTTAATACAATGCAAACAAACGAATTTCAAGTATTAATATTTGATAACGAAAATACAATTATATCGTCTCAACATTACGACGAATTGCCAAATGAAGCAGCTATTTATGAACTTATCAAAGAAGATAAAGGCTTAAAAGCGGTAATTTATGAAGTAGAATATCCAAGCGAATTTTCAGAATTTATATCAGAATATTACATTTAAACAAATAAAACTACAAAACATGCAAACAAAAACAATTTTTAAAAATGCCAATGTATTATGGCAAAACAAAACTTGGTCAATTGAAAAATTAAGCCAAAACGAAATTTGTATAACAAATGGCAATGATATATGTTATGCTTATTTAAATAGTACGCATAATGGCTTGGTAGTTGACCGCAAAATATACCCTAATTATGTGCAAAATATTGCCATAAAATTGGCGTCTAAAAATATTATTTCTATTTATAACAATTAAAACTACAAACATGAAAGTAAACAACATGAGAAGCCCTAAGGGTAATTTAGTAGCTAATCAATTTATTTTATTCACTCCTGAAGCTACCTATTTTCAATCTTACAATTCATTAATAGTTAAAACTACTTTTGAAGATGGCAAAAGGGTAGTTTATTTAGATGAATATTTTTGGAATTATTCCAGGACTACCTCAAAATATAGAACTGAATTTTTAGGTGAAAATACTAAAGAAACAAAAGAAAAGATTGAAAAGGGCATTTATAGATTAACTAATTTAAATTAATGAGGTTAACTGAGGAGCTTTTAATAAGCGAAATAAAGGGGCATTTTTGCCCTTTTATCTTAACCAAATTTTTATCAAATGATATACCTAATATCAAAAAGCAAAGAAAAGAGCCCTTTAACAGCTCAAATAGTAACAAAATTTACTCTTTCTACTTTTTTAAATGGTGAACTATTTGAATATTCATATTATGGATATACAAAACAAAAAGCAGTTAGCCAATTTAATAAGCTGATAAAAGACAAAAAGAGAAATTGGTTCGAATATTTAGCAAAATAAGACGAAATAAGACACTAAAAATTAAAAGTAATGCAATGATACCAAAAACATATTAGAAGCGAAATTTAAGCCTTAAAAGTGCCTTTAATAGCATTTTAGCTATGCTTTGCCATTGCATATCGGTAAAAGCTGAATAAATGCCCTATAAAGTACCCTTATATAGTGCCAAAAATCCAGCACCGCCAAAAATCTTTTGTAGCCAAAAATCTGCCAAAAACCCTATCCAAAAACCTGCTAAAAATCCAGCAAAAACTCCCAAAAAACCCACAAAAATCTTTTATGGAACCGATAAAAATCTTTGATAGAAAATTATTTTTTGATTTTATGCATCAAGCATTGACACAAAATAAAGATATAAAGTACGCAATGATTAACATAGTTACATTTTCTGTAATGTTTCCAGAAATGAAGAAACTTATAACAAGTGATGAAGATGAAATTTTAATTAATGGCATAAAAATCCAGCTATCTAAACTATGCCCTCAAGAGAATGTTTACTTTGCTGAACAAAAATTCACAACCATTTAACAAAAAATTAACTAAAATAAATGAAATTATAACAAAAAACCTTTAATTTTACCAAACCAAAACAAAAACAAATGCACCAATTAATTACCTTAACGTATCCAATGAAATGTGCCATAACTGGCATATACATTGACAAAGGCGAACAAGCCTACTACAATCACGAGACAAAAAACTGCATACACCCATTGGAGTATGAAAGTAACATGAGCAAAGCTAAAATAGGAGACCCAAAAACTTATTTCAGCCGATTATCTAAACTAAATACCAAAAAACCTTAGTTATGAAAACACCAATGCAAGAACTATTAGAGTACATTAAAACTGCACACACCTTTACATTCCTTCCAGAGCAATTAGCAAAAACTATAGAAGAAAAATATTTGCCAAAAGAAAAAGCACATATTATAGATTCGTATAATTCTGGAGAAATGAATATCTGGAATCATAAAAGGGATGATTTTTTTGAATATGAAGGTGGACAAGACTATTTTAACAAAAACTTTAATCTTTAATTATGCCATTTTCTATTTGCTGTGGAGCTCATACCAACTACCCAGAAATTAACCTATGTCCAGAATGCTTAGAGTATTGCGACTGGGAAGATGAAGAAGAAGAAAACGAAGAAACAACAACAACACCAAAAAACCCATAACATGAAAAACCTACAATTTATCGAAGAACTTGACTTTTTACTTAACGAAACTTTTTATTTTACCAGACAAGACGGAATGATTGTCTCTGGGTCAATGTCAAAAGATTATGATAAGGCGTATTCAATATACAGCAACATGATTAAAGGACAGCCTAAGAGCCAAGAGAAAGTCTTGTTCGAGGTACTAATCCCATCAAACTAAACAAATGAATCAAAAACTA